AAGAAGCGGAAGTCTGATCTCTACTTCCCGTTGACGTTCTCGAAGATGCAACCGCTCGGAAAGAACAGCGACACGCTCGACGGTCTGAACAGCTCACTCGTGATCGTTGACGAGCTTCATTCGATCAGAGATCGGAATCTCTATGAGGTCATGAAGCAGAGTCAGTCAGCTCGGAGACAACCGCTTTTCGTGATGATAACGACCGCCGGAACGATCAGAGAGTCGATCTTCGATGATATGTATAAATACGCTTGCGGAGTCGCTGACGGCACGATCAAAGACGATCGTTTTCTCCCGATCATGTATGAACTCGACGACAAGAAGGAAGCTTTCGACCCGTTGAAATGGGAGAAGGCGAATCCCGGTCTCAACACGATCAAGAAGCTCGACGATCTGATCTCAAAGGTCGAGAGAGCAAAGAACAGTCCGCACGATCTGACAGGCGTTCTCGTGAAGGACTTCAACGTCATTCAGAGCGTCTCGACGGCGTGGCTTCCCTTCGATGACATCAACAACGAAGAGACATTCGATCTTGATCGCTTCCGGGGAAAGTATGCGATCGGCGGAGCTGATCTCTCGATCACGACCGATCTGACGTGTGCAACGCTTCTCTTCATGGACGAGACCGAAAAGCGCTTCGTGACTCAGATGTATTTTCTCCCGGCGGACAACTTCGAGCAACGTGTCCATGACGAGAAAATCCCTTATGACAAATGGCTCGAGTCAGGACTTCTCCGTCTCTGTCAGGGAAACACGATCAACTATCACGACGTGACAGCGTGGTTTCTTGAAATGGTCGAGAAGTATGACGTGACTCCGGCGTGGATTTATTACGACTCTTATTCGGCTCGATATTGGGTCGAAGAAATGCAGAATCACGGCTTCAATATGATCAGGTGTATTCAAGGGGCGAAAACGCTCTCTCTCCCGATGCAGAAGCTCGGAGCTGATCTTCAAAAGAAGCTCGTGAACTACAACAACAATCCGCTTCTCAAGTGGTGTATCACGAACACAGGGATTCAGACCGATCGGAACGGAAACATCGTCCCGGTGAAGGCAACGTCGGCGAAGTATAGAATCGATGGACTCGCAAGCCTTCTCGACGCTTACGTCGGTCTCTGCGATCATTACAACGAGTATCTTCAAGCTCTATGAAAGAGAGGTAAATTCTCATGAAGTCGAATCTTTATTACAAGAAGGACAAAAAGTGTCGTCTGATCAAGTCCGTCTCAGCTAAGAACGATTACGGGGTCTTTCAGACGTTCTATCAGTATGCAACGCCGGGTGAAATATGGTGTTATGCGAATCAGCTCAGTCAGTCTCAGACTTTCGAAGCGAAAACTTACGGAGAGGACGAGACCCGGCTCTTCGTGTTCAACTATCGAGAGGACATCGAGCTTTATTCCTTCATCGAGTACAAAGGGAAATACTACACGGTCACTCGAGTCGACACGAAAGACGATTACAAGACAGAGCTTTTCGTCTATGTTCAGGACACGCCGACGGGCAAGACTCCGAAGAACATTCAGCCGTATTCGGCGAGCTGATCAGCGAGATCGGGAGCTTTCTTCGGAAGGCTCTCTTTTTTTCTCTTGACTTTTATGTTTACTCGTGCTATTATGATTGACGGAGTGGCTCACTACATTCAGAAAGTGAGGTAAAACACAATGACAACCGCAACCGCTACAACCGAAAAAACCGCTTTACAGATCATCAATGAGGTCGACGACAATCTGATCGAGCTTCGGAGACTCCCGACGATCATCAATCTCATGATGGAAAACTTCGGATTTGACTCTCTCGAGCTGACTGAGAACAACAAGTTTGACATCATCAACCGTCACGAGATGATCACCGACGTTCTCAATCTCACGCTCTCGACGATTTATGACACGCTCGAGAAGATCGAGAAGATCAGCGCAAAAAAAGACTCAGACGAGTAAACCGAAACAACCGCAACCGCTAAGTAACAGAAGTAAACAATTTATTCATCTGAGCCACTCCATATTATATCATGAAAGGGGGCAAATGTCCATGAAAACAATCTCTTTCGTCAATCAGAAGGGCGGAGTCGCAAAGACGACGAGCGCTGTCAGTATCGGGGCGAGTCTCGCTTCTCGGGGACTGAGAGTCCTTCTGATCGATCTCGACGCTCAAGGGTCTCTCTCAATTTGCTCAGGCTATCGGGAGATCGGAGCTGACGAGCTGACGACTTATGACGTTCTCAAGGGGGAATCGCTCGACCAGGCGATCAAGCCGATCAGGGAGAATCTCGACGTTCTTCCGACGGACATCAGACTCAGCGGAGCAGAGATCGAGCTGTCAAGCGTTCCCGGTCGTGAGTTTCTTCTTCGTGAAGCGCTCGAGAGTGTCGCTGAGAAGTATGACTTCGCCTTGATCGACTGTCCGCCGTCGCTCGGCGTTCTGACGCTGATCGCTCTCACGGCTTCCGACGAGATCATCGTCCCGGTCAAAGCTGACTTTCTCGCCTTGAATGGAATGTCTCAGCTCGTGCAGACGGTCAACGTCGTCAAGAAGAGAATGAACCCGGCTCTCGAGATCGGCGGAGTGATTGCAACGTTTTACAACTCGAGACGGAATCTCGATCAGCAGATCGTCGATCAGATTGAGAAGGCGTTCCCGGGAAAGCTCTTCGAGACGAAGATCAGTCAGAACACGGCTCTCGCAGAAGCTCCCGTCAACGGGACGGACATCTTCTCATACAACGACAAAAGCAACGGAGCGCTTCAATACGCTCAGCTCACAAATGAAATAATTGAAAGAGAGGGTCTCGAAAATGGCAAGTAAACAGAAATTCAACGTCGAAAACTCAGGTCTCTTCGCTCAGGCGGAAACGCCGGAAGAGAACGTCAGCGTCAAGAAGAAGATCGGACGACCACTCAATGAGAGAATCGTCCGGGACAATCCCGTTCAAGAAGGTCTCACGCCGGAATACACGAGAGCGACGTTCATCGTCGAAGTCGAACTTCTCGAGAAGCTGAAAGATCACGCATACACGGAGCGACTCTCGCTGAAAGACTTGATCAACGTGATTCTTCGTGAGTATTGCGACAACAAGATCGACGAAACGAAGTTACTTCATCGCCCGGATAATTGGAGGTGATCGACGTGATCGAGTTTACTGATAATACTCGAGCTTTTACCGTTACTGAGACGGCTCAGATTCTCAAGCTGTCTCCGCCGACGATCAGAGCTTTTCTCAAAGACGGTCAGCTTCACGGGGAGAAGATCAAAGCGAGAATTTACATCGATGAAGCTGAGATCGAGCGCTTCAAGGAAGAGAGGACATCGCATAAATGATAATTCACTTTACAGTCAGCGAACGGAAGCAGATCGAAGAGCTTCACGACAAATATGAGCGTCTGATCGAAGAGAAGAGCGCTGAGATCGACCGTCTGAGAGACCCGGCGGACGAGCCGGAAGAGCCGGACATGATCGTTCCGAAAGCGCCCGAATACCCGAAGAAGCAGACGAAGAAAGCTCTCGCAGAGTTTCAGAAGGCTTACAAGGAATACAAAGAACAGCTCGACGCTCACAACGCCGAAGTCGATCGGACTTTCAATGAGTGGCTCGCTCAGGGGTCGGAAGAATGGCGGAAGGCTCGTGACGAATACTTCAATCTTCAAGAAGAGTTTTCCCGGGAGAGACAGAAGCTTCTCGCTGAGATCGAACGGAAACACTTCGCTCAGCTCGGCGGAGATCGTGAGCTGATCGTCGAGAACGCTCGCTCTCAGGCGAAAGAGCTGATCTTGAATCGTTACAACTTTTACAAGAAGATCGCTGAGACGGGAATATCTGACACGGGCGAGCCGTTGACGGGATTCTCAGCTCGTGATCTTCGTGTCGACGGGTCTGAGATATGGCTCGACACTCAAGCGATCATCGACGACGTGAAAGCGTGTCTCCGGCTTCATTATGACGCTCTCAAGGACGATCAGGAAGGTCGAGACATGATCGATCAGGTCGTCAAAGAGGTCGTCTCAAAGAGTCAGTATGTATCAAGCACGAAGGGCAAGATCGGCGAGACGCTCACGTTCGACAACGGAATCTCAGTCCGGGCGACTCGTCCGACGACATTCATCACGCCGATCGACAAAATATCGAACAAAGCTTTCGAAGGCGCTTTCGCTGACGGAGCTGAGACCGGGGTCGCTGTCATCTCGAGAGCGAAGTCCCGAAAGACGATTTACACAATGGTCTCGATCGACTTCTCCGAACTCGAGAACGTGCAGATCAGCGGACGGCGTGAGCTGACAGCTTTCGATCGTGAAGTCCATGACGCAATCATCACGCTTTACATCGAAGGCGGAAACATCTACATCACGACGAACATGATCTATCAGACGATGACCGGGAAGCAAAACGCTCATTGTTCAGCAAAACAAGCCGAAGCGATCAGCGACTCGATCACGAAGCTCATGTTTTCTCATGTGAAGATCGACGCTTCTGACGAAGCGAAGCTCGACAAGAGAGTCACTCGGGCGAAGTATGACTCGAACGCAATCAACGCAAAGAGAGTCACGATCAGCGTCAACGGTCAGACCGCCGAAGCGATCAAGATTCTCGACACGCCGATTCTCTTCGACTATGCTCAGCAGAAGAATCAGATCGGGCGCTTCGACGTGAAGCTTCTTGACACTCCGAACAACAAGAACGAAGAGACGATCGTTCTCGAAGGGTATCTCCGGCGAAGAATACTCGCTATCAAGGGAAGCTCGAAGCTCTCTCCGACGATCTTATATGAGACCGTTTACAAAGCGCTCGATCTCTCAGCGTCGTCAGAAGGGGCGCTCAGGAAGAAGAAGCTCAAGGTCAGAGAGTCCGTGAAGAAAGCTCTCGACTACTTCAAGAAGGAAGGCTTCATCAAGGGATATGTCGAGAACTCGCACAAGGGCGACAAGAACAGACTCGTCAGCGTTACAATCAGGTATTGAAAATCAAGATATAGTCTCCGGGACTACCCCGTAAAATTGGTAACGCTACCCCGTAAAACTGGTAACACTGACCCCGTAAAAGTGGTAACGCTACCCCGTAAAAGTGGTAACGCAGAAGGGGTCAAAAATCGGTCGTTTTGTCAGTAAAATCAAGGCTTTCGGCGATCGGTCAAAAACCCGGTATGCTTTATATGCTATATAAGCATTACATTGACCCTTCGAGCGACGTTGCTGTCGCCGTCGCTCTCGGGTATAGTGTCCACAAGATATTGAAAGAGGTGACTTTCATGAACGACATCAAAGACGAGCTTCGCTCTCGGCTCGGTGAATATGTGAATCAGGTGACGACTCCGTCCCGGAGAGCCGGAAAGAATATGTTTGTCTGTCCGCTCTGCGGAAGTGGCTCGAAGGGCGGAAGAGACAGCGACGGAGCTTTTCATCTCACGGGTGATCGGTGGTATTGTCATTCATGTCAGAAGGGCGGAGACATCTTCACGCTTTACGCTGAGATCAATCAGCTCGACACGGTGAACGACTTCCCGGAGATCAACAAGGGACTCGCTCAGACACTCGGAGTCACTCAGATCGACTCAGCGAGACGGGACTTCACGCCGGAACGAAGAGAGGTGAGACAGGAAGTGAAGCAGATCAACCCGGAGCGAATGACTCAGATCGAGAGCTTCGCTTCAAAGCTCGCCGGATCGCCGGCGGAAACGTATCTCAGGGAGAGAGGATTCTCCGACGAGATCATTCAGAAATTCAAGCTCGGCTATGACCAGGCGAAGAACGCCGTCGTCATTCCTTATCCCGGGACGGACTACTTCACGAAGCGTCTGATCGCTCCGACGGAAGGTCAGAACAAATATGACAATCTTCCCGGCGAAGCTCCGACTTTCATCGTTAAACAGTCCGACTCGGACTTCTACTTCGTGACAGAAGGTCAGCTCGACGCTCTCAGCATGATTCAAGCCGGGGCGAAAAATGTGATCGCTTCTCATTATCCTTCAAAGATCGAGAAGCTGATCGGGGAGATCAAGATCGACGGAGCTGTCATCGTCGCCGATCACGATGAACCCGGAGAGAAGATCGCTCAATCTCTGACTGATCTCTTCAAAGAAAAGAAGATCAGATCGCTCGTGATCTATCCGCCGGAAGGCTTCAAGGACTCGAACGACGTTCTCAGGTCTGACCCGAAGAAACTGACGGAGCTTCTCACTCAGGGAGCGAAAGAGCTTCAAACGATCGAAGCTGAGAGACCGATCTTCAAGGCGACGAACGTCAGCGAGTATCTTCTGACCGACGCTTTCGGAGCTGACATCGAGTATTTCAGACAGTACAAAGACCGAAAGACGGGATTCTCGAACATAGACAAGTATCTCACTTTATATCCGGGACTCGCTTGTCTCACGGGAGCAACGTCACTCGGAAAGACTTCGTTTTGTGTTCAGCTCGCCGATCAGCTGATCGAGAAGGGGGAGACCGTTCTATATTTCAGCCTTGAACAGCTCCCGATCGAGCTTGTCACGAAGTCTCTCGCTCGGAAATACTATCTCAGGGGCGGACATCTTCTGAACAACATTGACATCAAAAACGGAGCTTCTGACGACGATCTGATCGCTGTCAAGAAAGATCACGCTCAGAAAGCTCAACGTTTCAATATAATCGAGTGTGACTTCACGGTCTCGGCGGACATGATCGACGACTATGTCCGGGAATACATCGAAGCAAACAAGGTCAAGCCGATCGTGATCGTCGACTATCTGCAAATCATCTCAGCTCCCGAAGGTCAGCGCATGGACGACCGGGAACGAATCGACGACGCTGTCAAACGGCTCAAGAAGCTCTCGAAGGACAAAGAGCTTTTCGTTCTCATGATCTCGAACATGGCTCGCTCGACGTACAGAGAGAAGATCGGAGAAGATTCTTTCAAAGAGTCAGGTCTGATCGAGTACACTTGCGACTATCTCTTCGGACTTCAACTCTCGATTCTCGAAGATGAAAAATTCTTCACGAAGAAGGGGTCTCGGGGCGGAGAGAAAGAGACGCTCAAGTCTGAGAAACAGGACAAGATCGACGAAGCTTCCGAAGCTATCCCGAAAGAGGTCGTTTTCAAGGCTATGAAGAACAGGAACGGACGGAAGGTCTTTCGAGCGTTCTTCAAGTATCGTCCCGACTATGATCTTTTCGAAGTCGACTCAAATTCTCGCTATGACAAGGACTCGCCGTCGTATCAATTCGAAGAGATCGACGACGATGACGACATTCCCTTCCCGACTGTATAAACACGAAAGATCGGACTTCTCACGGGGAGTCCGTTTCTTTTGATTATTGAGTAAACAGAAAAAGCTAAGTCATTGACAAAAACAGAAAAACGTGATATGATAATAGCGACAGAGTATGTCGAAGAATCCATGTAAACGGGGGTGATCGGAGTGACAGAGATGAATGACAAGCCGAAGATCGAAGAGATCATTTTCGTCAGCGGTGAGATCATAAACGACGCACGACTCGAAGTCGACGCTCCGACGCTCCCGGGATTCATGGCGATCGCATCTCAGGACTTAAAAGAAGCGACTCAATACGTCGCTCTCAGCTCGATTCAGAGCTTGACCATGAGAAATAAAGAGATCGTCCGCTTCTCGCCGGAATATTACATCACGCCGGAAGCGACGATCAAAGTGAGGAATTGACGTGAGTTTATTTGACCGAATCTTCAACCGTCAGCGGACGGCAAGCAAAACAAAGATGATCGAAGAGACGGCGAGCTTCTCGATCTACTCCGGCGACGCTTACTCTTCCGACGTATATCGGGAAGCGGTCGACGCAATCGCCCGGAACGCCGGAAAGCTCAAAGGGTCTCACATCATCAAATACAAAGATCACGAGAGAGTCGACGGAGACTGTCAGATCAACCGACTTCTTCAAGTCAGACCGAATCCGTATATGTCAGCTTATGACTTCACATATAAGCTCGTGACACGGCTCTTCTTGTATAACAACTCTTTCGCCTTCATCGATCGAGATGATCGGGGAGTCGTCCGGGGTCTCTATCCGATCACGGCGAATCATGTCGATCTTCTCGCCGATCAGAGAGGGGAGCTTTTCTGTCAGTTCACGATCAGGAACGGGAGACAGATCATTCTCTCATATCGTGACGTGATTCATCTGAGACGCTTCTTCAATGACGACGACATTCTCGGAGCTGATAATTCAGCGATCGTCCCGGGACTCGAACTCGCTCAGACTCAGAATGAAGGCATTATCAACGGGATTAAAAGCGGAGCTTCGATCAGGGGTGTTCTCAAATTCACTCAGATCATGTCTCCGACGAAGCTGAAAGAAGAGCGAGACGCTTTTGTCAGCGACTATCTCGAGATCGGGAACGACGGCGGAGTCGTCGCAACTGATCAGAAAATGGACTATCAACCGATCGAGAGCAAGCCGATCATTCTCGACGCTGATCAGACGAAGGCGATCAGATCGAAGATTTTCAGCTATCTCGGCGTGACGGAAGAGATCGTCAGCTCGAACTATACCGAAGATCAATTCGCTTCTTTCTATGAGTCGACGATCGAGCCGATCGCAACGGCTCTCAGTCAGGAAATGACAGCGAAGCTCTTCACGGAGCGAGAACAGGCTTTCGGGAACGAGATCATCTTCGAATCGGGACGGCTTCAATTCACGAGCAACTCGACGAAGGTCAATTTGATCTCTCAGCTCATGCCGATGGGACTTCTCACAGTCAACCAGGCGCTCGAGATTCTCAATCTTCCCGGAGTCGCCGACGGTGATCGGAGACTTCAAGCTCTGAACATGATCGACGCTGATCAGGCGAACAAGTATCAGATCGGGGACGAGAAATGAGAAGATCAACGTATTATGTCGAATGTCCTTTTTGCCGATGTAATCTCGACCCGGGCGAGAGATGTGACTGTCAGGGCGCTCAGAAGGCTCTCAGAGACGTTCTCCCGGTCAAGGTGAAGAAAGTATCGGTCAGGGGCGAAAAACCGCTCAGAAGGGACGTGAGAGCGTCATGAAGCACTATGTCGAAGCATTGAACACGGTCATCTTCAACAAGTCATGGACTCCGCTCTTCAAGTCTCTCAGCGACGAGAACGCCGGGAAGCTGATCAAGGCGCTTTTCGACTTCATGAACGGCGACAAGATCAATCTCGAGGACGAACAGCTTCGAGCGATCTTCTTGTGTATCGCCGATCAGATCGAACACAGCGCTCGGAAGTATTATTCACGAGTCTATCAAGAGGACGGTGACGAAGAATGAAAGAAACAAGAACAGCAGAGATCAGAGCGTCACAGATCAACGACGCTATGACCATAGAAGGACGGGCGATCGTATTCGATCAACCGACTGTCATCAATGACCCGGTAGGGTCTTACACGGAGATCATTCGAAGCGGAGCGCTTGACGGCGCTGATCTTTCAGACGTGAGACTTCTTTTCAATCACGATCTGAACCGTGTTCCGCTTGCGAGAACTCCGAAAACGATGTCTCTGAGCGTCGACCCGGTAGGAATGACGATCAGGGCAACTCTCCCGGCGACAGAGAGCGCTCGTGAGGTCTATGAGTCCGTAAAAAGACGTGATCTGACGGGAATGAGCTTCGCTTTCAAAGTCCCGGAAGGGGGCGACACTTATGACCCGAAAACGAACACGAGAACGATCAACAAGATCGAAAAGGTCTATGAGTGTTCAATCGTTCAGTTTCCGGCATACGGTCAAACTTCGGTAGAAGCGAGATCGGTCATGACGGAGAGACAAGAGCGACTCAGGAAGCTCGAGAAGCTCAAAAGCGTCGTAAACATGATAAAGAGAGGTGACTGAGATGAGTCGAAAAACAGGATATGCGAAGTATACATTCGCTTTCGCTTCCGACATTCAGAATCTCGCCGACGAGAAGCGTGTGAAGGTGGCAAACTTCAACGTTCAGAAGAAGAAGAACGGTCTCGGGTCTTATGACTATCTGACCGTGAACTTCATTGTCCCCCGTCCCGATCGAGATCATAAGGACGACGCAAACATTGAGCCGAATCACAGACGGCTCGAAGATTTCATCAAACAGATCGAAGATGATCTCGCAGAAGATGACATCGACGATCAGAAAGACGAGGTTTAATCATTATGAAATTCAATACAGTCGCAGAAGCTTTCAACTTCTACAAGAACAACACGAACGATCAGCTCGAGAAGAGAGCTGACGAGATCAACCGCATGATCGAGACCGACGAGAACGTCGACATTCAGGCCCTCAACGTGGAGCTGACCGGAATCGCTCAGGCGAAGCGCAACAACGACGAGAAGGCTGAAAAGCCGGAGACCCGTTCCCGTTTCTCTCTGATCGGCTCTCGTGACGACGCTCCGAAGTCCTTCGACGCTGACAACGTGTTCGAGTCCGAAGAGTATCGCTCCGCTTTCTTCAAGACTATGCTCGATCAGAAGCTCACTCCCGTCGAGAAGGACGCTTTCGAGATCGGCATGAAGGAAGCTGAGAAGAGAAATGACGCTTTCATCACTTCGAGCAACGCTTCCGCCGTTCTCCCGACTCAGACTCTCAATGAGGTCGTGAA